AAGCTCTACGCAGATCTCCGCATGAAGCATTCCAAAGAGAAGGCTGCTTGCGCAGACATCTCGGGATTCGATTGGTCCGTTCAAGAATGGGAGTTCGAAGCTGAGTTGTATATGAGGCTGAAATTAATGGAGCCAAGCCTAGTGGGCAACCCCGCCTTAGAGCGGGCAGTCCGCAATAGGTTTGCATGCTTCAGCCTTAGTGTCTTTCAATTGTCGGATGGGACTCTGATCGCTCAGACTATTCCCGGCATTATGAAATCAGGATCATACTTGACATCCTCTATGAATTCACGCGTCCGCTGCCTTATGGCAGAGTTGATAGGATCCCCATGGTGCATAGCTATGGGCGACGACTCCGTGGAGGGATATGTTGAGGATGCGCCAGAGAAGTACTCTACTTTAGGGCACACATGCAAAGAATATTCTTTATGCCCTACCACTCTTGAGAAAGATCTCGAGTCTGTGGAGTTCTGCTCTCACCGCATTAGCCCAGCAGGAGCATACCTGCTCACTTGGCCAAAGACCCTGTTCAGATACCTCAGCACCAAATCGCCGCATTTCGAAGAATTAAAAGCGGAATTGGGAACGTGCCCCCAGTGGCCTAGGATATATAAGTATCTATCGTCGGTGCAGCTGGCTCCACCGACAAAATTCGATAGCTAGACAGTAGTTGCAAGTTGCGCTAACAACGTAGTATTCTAAAGCCAACACCCTCATCTAGCCATGGCCAACCAACAGGGACAAATGAAGAAGAAACCTGGCACTCGCCAGCGTCGACCCGCCGCCGCAAGGCCGCGCATGGTCCGCGAGCGCAACGCACCAGTTGCCCGCAGTATGAGGAACCCTGTACGTGCTCCCAGCGTGCAGACCCAGGGAACTAGTACCCTAGTACGGAACGAAGAGCCTATGGCATTCCTCTCGTCCTCAGCCACTAGTGGCACTGAGGTAACGGGAGCACTCCAGCTCTCTGCCGCTAGCTCGGCATTGCCGTGGCTTAGCCAAATTGGACTCAATTATGGCAGATACAGATTCCGGAAGCTTTGTTGTTGGTACGAGCCCGTTTGTGCCTCGACTACCCCCGGACAAATTACATTGGTTATGGTGTTCGACGAGAACGATACGTCGTCTCCTACGTCGACCAACATCTTACAAACCGAGGGCAACAAGAAAGCGTCTGTCTGGGACCGAACTAATTTGTGCGAATACAATCAAACTAGAGCCCAGTTCAGATGGTACATAGTTAAGCCTAATCCAACGAGTAATACCGTTGCGAATATTAGTGTTCCGGCCTGGCTGCTTTATGCAGCTTTCTCATCCGATGTCGGAATCGGGCTAGGTCGTCTTATGTGCAGATACGAAGTGGAGTTCGATTCAGCAATCGCTCCAGCTATGAATGCATAGCACAGCTAAGACCTCTCCTTTGAGCGGGGAGTTCCACATATAAACTCCGAGAACCCTACGTTAGTGGGACCAATGGATATGGAAAG